TAAATGGCCTTCTGTCTACCTTTTCCATTTCCAGTATCTGATTGCCAGCTTTGACTACCTTGTAAAGGCTAGCTGTGCCTGTGGCTTCTGGGTCGAGGTTTATGTAAGCCTCATAGACTAGGACTTCACGCACTTGGTCGATATAGCCGTGTGCATGGTTTTTCCTGTCGCCACCGATACGCTCAAATCTGGCTAGTATCTCTGGGTCGGTTTCCAGCTCCACATCTTCATGGTCTGTGCCAATATTGGCTATCTTGTCTTCATCATCTGGGTACATTTCACGCAGCTCAGATAGGCTTTTGCGTGAGCGATGCGCACAGAAATCAACTGTATCTAATGCGCCAGCCTGAGCCTCGATGATAAATTCTTCTGGTGCTACAGGCAGAATACAGACCTGAGAGGTGTCGATTTTACGCTCAATAGTGCCAGAGATTAGCCCAATATCATTGGTTTCGCTCTCTACCAGCTCTAGGTCGTCATCAGCCAGAAGCAAGTCCAGCTCGTCCTCAGTCAGGTTTTCAAACTCTTCTTCCTGCGCTTCGTAGCGCTGCTCCCAGAACACCTTACAGATGCCGACCCTTGCCATGAGGCCGTCCAAAATAATTTGTTGGGCGACATCGAAAAAATCATTCTGCCTGAATAGTACGTAGTCCGTATAAGCCGAGCAGATTTCTGCTGTAGCTACGTCATCAGGGTTTTGTGGTGCAAAGCGCACGATGCGATTGCCAGCTGCAAAGGTTTCAAGCAGTGATGCTGACATTGACTGAACGCCAGCCCAGACATCTTGGCTAACATATTTGCTGTTACCATCATGTGCTGGCTTTGGCTTTTCAGCGTTGTAATATTCGGTGACAAGCTTTCGCTCTCTGGATAGCTCGCTATCGTAGTACCCCACAGCTGATTTAATGTTCAGCTCTAAAGCCTTGAGGATGTCACCATCATCCATAGGCTTATAGTCTTCTATTTTTGCCATTTTAAATCATTTCCATGTAGATACCATCGGGCTGCTCTACTGCTTCCCATGCCCCTTCGTGGACATAGTTCGCCAGTGCAAGGCTCATAACGCAGTCGTCATGGCAGCCCTGCTCTGCTTCCATTGCACCGCTTTCGGTCACAATGTAGGTAAGCATTTCCCTGATTGTTGTTTTGTCGTTAAGTTCCAAATCGCCTTCACGCATTGACGCTCTTAGTTGGTCAATAACTAGGGGTTTGGATTTCGCTGTTGTTGTGAAGCCAAGCTTGACTGTTTCTTTATCAGTAACCTTATCGTGCTGAATTTCAGTGTAGAAATGAGGATAAGCCATGTCCTTACCCAAGCGTGTACACGTGAGGATGCCATGAGAGTTATTTTCGCAGCATATAAGAGCCTCGTTGTAATATGACCCAAGATGGTAAAGAACTTCTGCGAAATAGTCCGGATGCACTCTGCCACGCCAAACAGCCACTTGACGCTTTTTGCTGTCGAGGACTTGAGCCACCGACCAGTCGCCATCACGTACTCCCATAGCAACGTCTGCCCCAATAACATATCTCTCTCCAATATCATGTTTTCTGTAGGTTTGAAGCTCACCACGCATATGGTGAACCCATTCATCTGTCTCTAAAGCCAGCTTCTCTTCGATGTCTCTGGTGTCCTGCAGACATTTCTGCAGCTGCTCAGGATTGAACACAGGCCGTCCTGTAGTCAGGAACGCTTCTTCTGGTTCTGCTGGATATTCTTGTCTGAAAAGGTCGAGGCCGTTCTGCGCTATCTTGCGCCTTCTGAACATCAGCTGCTCGTCATCAAGATTGTATTTGTCAGCCAGCTGTTCTTCATCTGGAGTGCGTTCAAAGTTTTGTGGCACTGTCTCTCTGTATTCTGGGTCAGTAAACCAAGGGATAAACACAGGCACATAGCCGTTTGTTCCCTCTACAGCCCCTTTCCAGAGGTCGTAAAAGATGCCCGACACGCCATTGGCTGTACTTTCAATAAATACAGCTGTTCCTTTGGTATTTGGCACTGCTTGCGCCAGACCATTCCAGATTTCTTCTGCTGTCGATTTAGGCCAGAAGGCCAGCTCTGATGCGTGTACATGGGTAAGCGTTTCGCCTCTTCCCACGCTATCGCCTCCGGCTGTAGCCACAACGTAGCTACTATCCAAAACGTCAAAGCTAAGTTCACGCCTGGATGAGTATTTGGTGTGTGGTTTCAGTATTTCTGGGCAGTTCTCATGGTAGCGCTTGGTCATATCGAACAAAGCTCTAGTGCTGTCTGCATGGTGCGTAATCACCATTGCTTTTCTAGCTGTATTCTGAGAAACGCTGAAATACAGATAGCCACCAACCATAGTTGATAGCCCCTGCTGTCTGGCTTTCAGGATGATTACCCTTACTTTACCTTCGGCTGCCAGCTGACTGTTTACTGCGTGTTGCAGTATCTGCTGGGCTGGGTTGAGCTTCAGTGGCGCAACCTTGCCTTCTTTGGTTCTGATTTTGAGAGCTGATTTAGCGTAGAATGGAAAGTCAGTGTGCAGTTTCTTGCGAACTGCGACCAGCCTCTTGTCCATCCATGTCCTCGTCAGTCAACAGACCAGCCAAGAAATCCTCAGCTTTGCTGACTGCAAGCTCGGCCTTTGATGCTGGTTTCTGTTTGGTGAAGTCTAATACTAGCCTTGCTGCAGCGACACGCTCTCTATTGTCGCCTGGACAACGCATAACCTCGACAGCTGTTTCTAGCGCTGCTTTGGCGTATTCGTCTTCGATGTTAAATTCTTTTGCCATGATTTCTACTACCTCTTTGGCCTCTATCTTTATTTTGGCTCTGATAGGTTCGATTTGTTCTTTGCGATAACCATCTGGCACACCTTTTGGCCTACCACCATTTTTGCGTGGTTTGGTTGACCATTGCCGCCTCAATGCTCTGCCTTCCTCTGTTTGCATCAGAGTGGCAAAATAGTTATTTTTTGGCGCTTTTTGTGGGTGTTTTCCCTGCCCTACTTTGCTTGGGCTTTTGGCTCTCGGCTTTTTTGGCTTGAAACCCATTAATAGCTTCCTCGATTTTTTTAAGTACGATTGCTCTTGTCTTTTGACAGTGGATGCAGAATTGCTCTGGTGGGATGCATCGCTTGATGTCATCCAGCACCAGAACCTTTTCATCATCTGTCAGTGCAGACACAGCTAATCGCTCAACGCTTGTGAGCACCCCCACAAGGTCGGTTGCTGATGTTTGCATCAGTTCTCTCCTTGATGTTTTTGATGTTTAGGCTGCGCTAAGTGCGCCACGCCCTAATGATAGGATGCCCTTGTCGTCTTCATCTTCGCCAATATCAGCCAGGATTGAGGCCAATGCCCCTGCTCCTAGCAATCCAGCAAGAGAATGGAAGGTAATAAAGTCACCGACTGCGCTGTTGTTGACAACTTTTCTAATAATTGCAGCCGCATCGCCATAATATTTTTTGATAACTTGCGGTTTCTGCATATATAGGGCTGTTCCATCAGCTGATAGCTCAGGTTCGCTGTGCAGATAGTCAATTTGACCTTTTAATTCAGGCAACAGCTCTGCCACCAGTTTGTAGCTATCAATGCCTTGCTCATCCATTGTAGCGCCTAGTGCCGAAGCGAAATCACGATATTCTGCTGGTTGCATAAGTGCGATTTGCTTAGGAGTGGGTACAGAAGCAGACAAACCAAGTCGAGAAACGAGGGTCTGCAAGCTTCTATGATTGTTGTCAACCTGTTCCCAAAGACTTGGTCGCCTTTGTCGGCTTAGTTCGATAAATTGGTCTAGAACATTTTCTGCTTCTGCTCTTTTTTCGTCAGAAGCCATGTTGTTTCGCAGAAGATTTTTCAAACTTCTAATTTCGTTGCGAAGGCCACTTTGACTTTCAATCGCATGACCAAATTCATGGAAAAAGGTGTTTAACCAATATTCAGGGTCTAAGTCGTCCAGAGGTCGCATCCTGATATCGCCACGTAGCAGCTCACTTCCTGTTCTGTAAAGACCAGAAATACCTCTATCGTTAGCTAAAAGCGTATCAAAAGCGTTAACTAGAAATGGAAATATCATCTCCACCTCTTCATTTGTTAAGCCTTCGCCATTCAGCCCAGCCGTAATAATCGACATGGTTTGACGACCTTCAGGGTCTAATCTTTTGATTGCTTTTGGAAGGCTACGCCTTTTTGCGTCTCTTACTCGCTCCATGACCATACCAAACTCAGGTTCGGTCATTTTTGTTAGGCGTGAGATAAGGTCTGATGCCCTAGCTCTATATTCGCTAGGCGTGGTGAACTCTATTGAATCTAATATCTTTAAGAGTTCGGCATCGGTTTTCTTTAGGAGTTCGGCATCTCGGTCTTCGTTGATGCTTGTTCCTTCTTCTGGCGCATCAATTCTGCTAGACCCGACACTAAGTCGTCCATCTTGTCCTCTGGCACTTGCTCCACTATTGAATCGCTCTCGCTCTGCATCGGGGAGTGCTTCTTGGATTTGTCC